GACGCAAGCCTCGATGCCACGGGCGAGATGCTGACGTTTATCGACACACCCGGTGGCCCCGCCCCGGCGCACGCGGCACTAACCCCAGGAAAAATGTACTGGCTTAGTGACGATCCAGGCTGGCATCTCGTGGACTCGGATGATGACCAGGAGGGGGCCGCAGGAGAGCTAGTTGCCATTGCGCTGAATGCAAATGCCTCATCTGGCGACGGCATGCTGCTGCGCGGAATGATTAGACTGGACAGCGGCACATACTCTGGCACTGCTGCCGTTGGAGCTATCGGATATATGGATGGTACCGACAGAGATGGCCTTGGCGCGGGAACCGCTGGGTTTATATCCTTCACCAAACCCACGGCGTCTGGTCGCATTGTGCGAGTTGCGGGCCACTGCCTCCAGAAGGACGGCAGTAACCACATTGTATTCTACTTCAACCCAAGCAACGATTATGTGGAGATCGCCTAGTGGCGTCGGCAGCACTAAAGCGCAACGGCATTCATTGCTATAAGCTGGCAAAGATCAACGGGCTTACGAAACAAAGCATTGAGGGTCACGGCCACATTGGCAACAGTCCTGCGCCTGTGGCTTTCTGGGACTTTGAGGAGTCGAGCGGCACGGTAGCCGAGGATTACTCAGAGAACGGCACGGACCACGATGCTGACACCACAGATATTGCGGCACACTCAACAACTTACAAGGCTGCGGGCTCTCGCTCTGTAACCCTTGGTGCCAACGACAGGGTTGAGGTTGCCGATCACGCACACTTCGACTGGGCCGCAACAACCAAATGGACAGTGAGCAGTTACACGGCAACGGATAGCACATCGTACACCGGCATATATGTTAAGCGCGAGGGGTCTGGCGGTGCGTACCGGGGGCCGGCTATCTTTGCCAACAACGGGAACCTTGAGATTTATCTTGTAGATACCTGGGGAACCGTGGGCTCTGGTGACAAATCAGTGCACATTGCTGGCACGGGCACCTCAACAAACTTCAAAGAGGCCGGCGTCTACCACCACATTCTGGTGACCTACAGCGGTGGCGCTAACGCGGCGTCTTTTACCGCGTGGATAGACGGGGTAAAGCACACGGTTGCAAACTCAAAGCTGGCAGTGCAAGCGTCACGCGACACGCTTGGAACCAGCGACACGGTGGTAAACAATGTGACCGTGGCGCTTGGCAACGACTCAGCGACAACGTCTTTGAATAGTGGTGGCGTTGACCATACCACCATCTGGAAAGACGTGGAGATTACCGACGCACAGGCTGCGGCAATATACAACTCAGGCACGGCAATTGATTGCAGGCGGGGGCTATAGTGGCAGCAATAAAAGACATTGAGGTTTTAGCGCGCGACATCTGGCTTCATGTTGTGGCCAACGCGGGAGACCTGTCGTCACTCGCGGCAGCAGAGGCCGACATCCGGGCGGGTAACATGACGCTGGCCCAAGCACAAGCGCACGAGCATTCAAGTATATTAGTGGAGGAGTAGATGTTTTCAATAGCTTATAGAACACGGCGAGCCAAGGCAAAGGCTGAAGCCCCCGCAAAGAAGAAGGCAACTAAGAAGAAAGCTGCACCCAAGAAGAAGGCTGCGCCTAAAAAGAAAGCGACTAAAAAGAAGTGAACAGCGACAAGGTTATACGGCTTCAGACTGCGCTTACCGCCCTCGGCCATGATCCAGGTATGATTGACGGGCTACTCGGTCCGCTAACTATCTCGGCAGCCGCTAGATTTATGTGGCTGGAGCATGGCGATTTACGGGTTGCGGAGGCTGCGTATGAAAAGCTGCGGCCTACCGTCGTTCCGGATATGACAATGCCCGGAATAGACGTGTCAGCCTACCAGGGCACCGTTGACTGGAGAAAGGTTGCCGGGGCCGGGTATCAGTTTGCGTGGGTAAAATGCTCTGAAGGCACAACCCACAAAAACAGCGGTCGCCAGAAGCGGCTTGACGGTGCTCGCGCCTTCGGCATTCCCGTCGGCGGGTACCACTACGCGCTGCCAAAAACTTACAGGAACATCGGGCTGAAGGATGCGGAGAAGGAAGCCGCCAATTTCTTACGATGCTACGGAACCCCTCAGCCCGATGATCTTGTTCCCGCATTAGACCTGGAGTCTGGGCTAATCAAGGGAGCAAAGAACCACAGCTACAATGTTGAGTGGACGCTCAAGTGGTGTGAGGTTATTGAGAGAGAGCTTGGGTGCAAGCCAATAATCTACACCGCAAGATGGGCAACGCAGAGCCGTATCATCAAGGCGGACAAGGCTCTTCTGGACGAGTTGAAGGTCTACCCGTTATGGTGGGCTGAGTATCGCTCGGAGTCAACCAAGGAGCCGCGAAAGAATAGGTTCCCGTGGGCAGCCTGGGATGTTTGGCAGTGGAGTGGGAGTGGCAAAGTTCCTGGCGTGAAGGGCGGGTGTGATGTAAATCGAATGAGAGCATCTTCGCTCAAGGGGTTAAAGATATCATGACGAGATCTGACTGGATAAAAATGATTGGCATCCTGATGTCCCTTGCGGTTGCCGCTGTGGGCGCTGTGTTCACCGCCAACCACAGCATACTTACCAACGCCGACAGCGTTGTTCGGCTGGAGAAGGCTGACGAAAAGCAAGACGTTCGCATTAACAAGCTAGAGGAGAAGACCTCCTCTATTGACAGCCGGTTGGGGCGGATAGAAACCCAGCAAATGGCCAACACCAAACTGCTAGAGAAACTGGACACAAAGATGGATAGGGTACTAAGCAAATGACAAAGAAAAAAACAGCACCAGAAAAGAAACCAATGACCAAGAGCTTGACCATGCAGTCTGCCGTGGCACTTGGCATCCTAGTAATCCTCAAGGCAGTTCTGCCGGTGTATACGGGTTATGAAATCAGCGATGAATTGTTTACGAGTCTATGCTCACTGCTCGGCGTTTCTCTTACATACGGCCTGCGTCGCGCCTTGCCTGTTGTGGCAGCTTGCCTTATTCCAATGGCAGGCGTCCAGTGCGGTCCGAGCATCTGCGAAAAAGTCTCAATCGAAATCGTAAACCACCCAGAGCTTACATCCCCGCCAGCGGGGAAGGTGCTTATCAAGTGTGATGGCGTACTCAGGGCTGAGTTGCTAGGCAAGAAGGTGAGCAAGTGACACCGAAAGAGGTAATAGCAGAGCTTATTACTGCTACTGAAAATCAGGCGAAGCAGCATCTGCCAAGCTATATCCAGGACAGCTGGGTTGCTGCGTTCGCTGACCTGCTGGAGAAGAGTTTATATCACGCCTGGATTGAGATCATCGAAAACCTGCAGCTTGTGCAGCTTGAGGCCGATGAGATAGTGATAACGGACAGTCGGTCAGAGAAGGGGTGAGGCATGCCAAAAGTAGGCGGTAAGAGTTACCCGTACACCAAGGCTGGTTACGCGGCAGCAGCCAAGGCTAAGAAGAAAGGCAAGAAAGAGAACCCCCGTAAGAAGGCGGCAGCTAATATAGCTGTCATTTTGCTTGGTCGTAAAAAGGAGTCGCAGTCTTAACTGGCTTGACTCGCTCTCCCCCTGGCCCCATTGGCAGGTTCATTATGCCACGCACCCTTCGGCTACCTAGCCTGCCCTGCGACTTCTTCATGTCAGGTATAACTAGCTCAATGGCTCGGTACAGGGTTGTCATCCTGACCGGGTAGTTGATGCCGGTCTGCCTACACCAGAACCTGTAGACCTCCATCAAGTGTTCGCCAGATATAAACCCTGTGCTCGCGTCGGTGAATGGCCCAGCCCTCTTCTCTCCAACTGCCTCAACCCAGTCCCTCATCACCGCATTCAGGCCGAACTCTGCTATCAGCTCAGCGAACGCAATCTGCGAAGGCTTGCTGGCGTCGAGCAGAACCAGCCTTGCTGCGTTTTCAACCGGGACCGCTAGGTCCAGCCCGACCTCCCTCTTCAGCAGGGCGTTTAAAAAGCATGCTGCCCCTGGCCACCCCATATCTCGCTCTCTCACGAGGTCGTTTATTCTGGACGGGTCCAGTTTCTTGTTCTGACTGAACACCGAATACCTTCTGTCTCCTGGCTCCAGCCTGATGGGCGTGTCGTCGTTGCTCATGAACACCATGTTGAACCATATAGGCATCTCTTCTGCTGTCCTTCGCATCCTTCGCACCTGTATACTTGGCTCGGTTATCCATGCCTTCAACTTGTTCAGCGTCTTGGAGTCTCTATACCCTGAGCACGCCACCTCGTTTGCCACTAGCATCAGAACCGTCGTCATTGACTTGTGGTCAAACGAGTCATCCATCTGGGTTTGGAGTATTTCAGTCTGCCTGCTACCATATATGGCTCTCATCATTCCATCAGGCCCCCAAAACATTCCCTTACCAGACCCCTGCTCACCGTAAAATATAAGAGCCGACTTGTTTCTGTGGGCACCCTTACCCGTATAGAGCGACTGCAGCGGTTTAGCTATCCAGTCCATGCTGTACTCAAACGACGCCTCATCCTCCCCGCACAGCCAGTACAGTAAATCCTTATACAGCGTGCAATCCCCTGGCTCCGGCTTCAGCGGCAACCCCCTGAACTGGTTCAGCCATATATTGTTCTTTCTTACGACCACTGGCTCGGTGGATGATGGGTCAAACGCTATGTCTCTGGCTGGTGGCAAGCTCGATGCCATTGCCTTGGCCTCCTCTGCGTCATACCCCGCAGACCTAAGTCTTGCTGTCAGCGAATTCCGCCCGCTCCCCGTGTACCATACGTCACCGGACAGGTATGCAAACTGACCATTGTCCAGTTGGTAGAACCTGAAGTGTGCACTCCTTGATGCGGCGAGTAGCGATAGAACTTCCTCTACGCCAAACTTGCTCATCGTATCCGTCAGGTCGTGTCCGTCTGGAAGGAAGACTCTTTGCGCGTTAGGGAATGCAGTTGCTGACTTCTGCCAGTACTTATCACCCGCATTGTCAGCGTCCATCACTATGACCACCGATGTCGGCGGGTCTGTTATCAGCTTTGCAGTTTCATCCCACCATTTTGGCGTTGCCGCCGAACCCCCTGCTGCACCTAGTATGCCTCCTTCTATCTTGTTATTCTCCCTGAGTGACATCAACAGGAGCGTATCCACTTCTCCCTCTGCAATGTAAAGGGTGGAACCCGCAGCGTATTTGGCTGCTGCTGGTGGTGGGTCGCCAAACCACACTGGGGTTCCACTGGCTAGACCAACTGCCTCGTTGGATATACGAAGCGACTTGATACTGGCGTTACCATGCCCGGTAAACCTGCGGACACCACTGACCACGGTCCCGTCCCTGTCTCGCAAAGGGACAAGCAGCAGGTGGTCTTGGTATCTCCTCCAGTAATCTGTCTTATGGCCGCTGGTCCAGCCAACAAACTGTAGCGCCTCCTCGGCGCAGTCATCGTTGCGCCATCTGCGCTTGAAATAATTGAATGCATTTCTACTGTGCGGCGTAGTTGCCTGAGCTTTTATCCATGACTCGCTCATGTTTATTGGTTCAACTGGTCGCTTCTCTCGCTCCGGCCTCGTCTGCTCTCTCGGTGGGACGTACCTCTCCCTCCCCGCTAGCACTTCGTCGGTCACGCTCAGGTCTTCAGCTAATTTACGAGCACCCCAGTTCTGATTACAGTTTCTGCACGTTAGCGTGCCCCTGTCCTCGTGGGTTGGCGGGTAAATCATGGCTGGACCATGATGTCTGCCTTGATTTTTGTGATCGATAACCGGGCAAGGTAGGTTCCGTATAGGCTCGCTGCCCGTTATCCTGTCAATCGCTGTATAGCCAGCGGCAATAAGAACTTGTCGTATATCCATGTCGAAAATCGTATCACGGATTCACAGAAATGTCAAGTATTATTTGTTGACGCCTTGTATAGTTGGGCGCTCGCTATTGCGTTGGCTTGATCTGGTGTAGGTGGGTATACTTTTCTCTTAGGCTCGACATGCTTTCCTTTTTCCGCACGCCGCCTAACTACGATGGCATCACGAAGCACAGAGGAACATCCGTCGCAGGCATCTTGCCATCTATCAGGCTCATCCTCCAGTCCCTCATTCCATATCTTTAGCTTACGCCAGCCATCAGCAGTTAGGTCTTCTTTAGTGTAAGCAACTCTGCCACATACGTCGCATGAGTGCATTGTCTGTCTGACTTGAGCCACTACCCATCCTCTTCAAATGGACCAAACGTTTCAACTGTTTGACCCACTGCCATAGATATCGCTGTCAGCAACTCGCATATGTCGCTAGCTCCGTCCATCTCCTCGTCATCCTCATCATCCCCCTCGTACTGCATTGCAGTAAGGAATAGTACCCTGCTAAATCTATCGGCAAACTGAAGTATGGTTACTCCCTCTTTGCCGTTTGTCATATCTTGCCATTTCATGTCTTTAAGATTACTCACTTCTTTCTCTCCATTCTTTTATTAGTTCCCAAAAATCTTTGTATCCCATGGTGACCAATGGCTCCTGCCTGTCACCCTTGCATATGCAGATAGGTATATACCCCTCCTTCGCATCTCGCTTAGCCTGCTCGTACGCTCTGTTGATTAGACCGCCTAACTTTTTGTAGTGCTTGCACTCGATTGCGAATGGCTCCACTACCACGTCAGAACCCTCGGACTGACCGCCCCTGAACTGTATGGTTCGCTGAACCTTTTGGCCCAACGCTATCGTTGCGTCTGCTGCCACCTTCCTCTCAAAACGGTGGCCCTTCTCACGCTGACTCATATAAACCTCCTATCGGTGGCGGCTCCGGGTGCTCTGGTGGTAGTGGGTATTTAGAATGGTATATCGTCGTCTTCGTATGCATTAGTTACCTTGGTCGTGGCCTTTTCCATGTCCACCAGTCGGTTTATATACACGTCAGTGAACTCCCCTCTGGCCTTTACGGTTATAGCCAGAGTTAAATCCTCCAGCTTGGCGGTATCAAAATCACGCCAATCAAATTTATCTGGCATGGTAACGTTGCACTTATGTAAATCTTTCGCCAGATATTCCATGTTCTTGTTTGACATCAGCATGCTCCTCTTGAACACACGCTTCCCCGCTTGTGGACCCTCCTGTATGTCCATAACCCACAGAAGGTACGGCGCTCCCGACTCCTTACCAGTCGTTATCTGTACATTGATTACATCCGCAACGTACTTACCGTCCGGTATCTTGTAGTCAAAGCTAGACTCCTTTCTCTCTGGCTTGCTCTTGTCGGCTGCTGCCCACATTTCATTTATCTGGTCCCAGTTAATTTCTTTCTTGTTTTCAAACATTACTCAGTTCCTTTATTGATTTCATTACCGCTGTCTCAAAATCTTTGTAGTTTAATTTTGTTACTTCTGGCAGGTTCGGAACCCTGCCGCCAAGACCAAAGAACTTTGGATGAGAACTCAGTCTTAGTATTCTTTCTACCTTACCTCCCTCTCCTCTATAAACATCAGCGCAGCATATAATATCTGCCATGCCTTGCATTCTTTTAGTTGGGGAAGGCGATAGCGTTGGTGCCCATAGCACTCTCCCCTCGTCCTCTCTCTGGGTTATATGGGAGATCATAATCAGACCCATTTTATTACCCCTCTTTGTTGTCATGTTTGTTAGCTTGGCTAGCGTGTTATGCAACCCCTCGTTGGCCATTCTGTACCCCTTGCTAAAACTCTTCATGTCTGAGATGTCATCAACTCCAGCACTTCTACTTATCTTCTTTGTTAGGAAGCTGTAGAGCAGGTCTATTGTGTCTATCACTACAGTTTTAAAGTCATGCTCTTCTTTCTCAAGCTCAGAGCACATCTTTATAAATGTATCCCAGTTGTTTACCTCTACTTGGTACGCTTCCAGATACTTTAAGCCGGGTTCGGTTGATGCAAATATAGCTCCAGGGAATTGGCTTGCCAGCGTAGACTTACCTATTTTTGATTGGCCATATAAAAGTATTACTTGGTTCTCCATACTCGCGCTTGGTCGAGTCTTCTCATTTGGTAGTAGCATTGCTATCTCCTTCTCCTATTTTTTTTGCTTGTATTTGAATCGCGCCGATGTCGTTTTCAAATTCAGCAAATCTCTTTTCTCTTTTCCTGTAAAAACTATCCAACACCATTGGGCTATCTGCTGACCAGCAGTAGTCAACAAACTCGCATGGACTGTTATGAGAATGGCAGGCAGCATACGACGGTGGCCATATGCCTTCTCTCTCACAAAACTCCATCACCCCTACTGCGGTGTTTATATCGAATGCAAACTTGTATATTTGATTGTCCGTG